GCAACAAATCTATATTTCAATAATTACAATGATTCTCCTGAGCAAAGGCTCATGGAGGACTTGATGATTGAAACCATTAAAATTAATGGTGTAGATTGCTATTACATACCAAACATCAATGAATCGGCCAGAGACTTAATCTATGGTGAAGATCCACTCAAAAAGTTTACTGCCGCATATCCATTGGAAATGTACATCACTAACGTGGATGGTTACGAAGGTGAACGTGAATTCTTCTCCAAGTTTGGCCTAGAGATACGTAATAACATGTCTGTGATTATTTCCAAACGTTCATTTGCACGTTGGGTACCACAAAATAGATATGTTAGACCAAGAGAAGGTGATTTGATTTATGTACCATTTCTATCACAGACTGGTGAAATGTATGAAATCAAATATGTAAACTACTCTGAAGCATTTTATGTTTTGGGTAATAAGTATCCATACTTCTATAAGTTGGAACTTGAGAAATTCAAATACTCACAAGAAACAATTGATGTGGGTATTCCAGATGTTGACAACGTGGTCGTACAAGATGCATACAATGTTACACTAATGATGACAGCAAACACTTCTTCAAATAACTTTGTTGTTGGTGAATATGTTTCTGCTAACACATCTGGTGTATCTGGCACAGTTACATACTGGGATCGTCCAACTGGTACACTGAAGGTCACAGACCTACTTGGAACATTTGCAGCCAATCAATTGCTAACAGGTAATACAAGTCGAGCACACTTTGTTGTTGCAGATGCAGTTGATCCATTGACTGATCCACAAGAACGTGAGATGTATGATAACTTCGTGATCCAAACAGAAGCAGACAATTACGTTGACTTATCAGAAAATAACCCATTCGGATTGCCTTCATGAGTTACGCATACCATAGAATAATCCGAAAAGTTGTTATAGCTTTCGGTAACATCTTCAATAACATTTCTCTTGCACGTTACGATGCAAATGGTGTAGAACAGGAACATTTTCTTGTACCTATCGTGTATGGTGGCAAAGAGAAGTATGTCTCTCGTCTAGAAGGTGATCCTGATCTAGACAAGAAGGTGCAAGTCACGCTACCAATCATGTCGTTTGAAATGACAGACATGAGCTATGATGCATCACGCAAGCTGAATACGAACCAAAGACTAACACACCCAAGTGGTGGTGAAACTTTGGCCGTTTACAATCCAGTTCCATTCAACTTTGATTTCGACCTACATGCATACGTCCGAAACATTGAAGATGGTGCTCAGTTGATGGAAAAGATTCTACCATTCTTTACACCAGATTACACAGTTGCTGTCAATTTGGTTCCTGAAATGGGAATCGTTAAACAGTTACCACTAATTCTAAATGATGTTTCACATGAAATAGATTATGAAGGTGACTATAACACCAAAGTTAGAAGTGTTATATGGACATTGAGATTCACTGTCAAAGGTTATTTGTATGGTGCAATATCTCAACCAAAAATAATTCGAACATCCATCACCAACATATTAGATGATTCTTCATTACATAATAAAAATGTTGGTGTTAAAGTATCAAATGGTTTCGGTACATTTGAAACAAGTGAAATTGTTTATCAAGGGTATTCATACGAGACAGCATCAGCAACGGCAAAAGTGTCTGATTGGGTACCAGCATCAAACACATTAACAATAACAGATATATCTGGACACTTTACAACTGGTGCAAACATTATTGGTCTACAAAGCAATGCAACATGGAATGCAAACACATTCATTATTGATCCTGGTGCATCAGCAACAATAACTGTTACACCAAACCCCTCTAATGTTGTTCTTCCAAATAATTATACATACACTACCGTTATAACAGAATTCCCTAATACCTAATTATGTCCAATTTTGAAAAAAGCATGTCTGAAATATTCGATGTTCCCGCTAAGGTTGCGGAAAAACCTTCTGTGCCTGTTGTCATAGAAAATTCTTCGACAGAAGTTTCTAGTCTAGATAAAGACCTAGACAAAGACTATGAGGAGTCTAGAAAGACACTCAAAGAGTTGGTCAGAAAAGGTAACGATGCAATCGACCACCTGTTGGCCATTGCCACAGACACAGAACATCCACGTGCATTTGAAGTTGTTGCAACTCTGATTAAGAACACAGCAGAAGCAAACGAAAAACTAATGATTATGCAGAAGTCTGTTAGGGACATGAAGAACATCAAACAAAAAGATAGTGGTGTCAATGTAGATAAAGCTATTTTTGTAGGCTCAACGGCTGAACTAAACAAGCTGTTGAAAGGTAAAAAAGATGGCGATACTGAGTAAAGACAGTTATCGTGATAACCCGTTACTCAAAAGAGCCGGCGTTACAGTAAACTATACACAGGAACAGCTTGATGAATACGTAAAGTGTTCACAGGATCCAGTTTATTTTGCCGCAAAGTATATCAAAATTGTCAACGTTGACAAAGGTTTGATGCCATTCCGTATGTGGGATTTCCAAAGGGAAATGATCCGTACATACCATGAAAATAGATTCTCAATCACCAAATGTCCTCGTCAGGTTGGTAAGACCACCACCTCAGTTGCATATCTTCTTTGGGTGACATTGTTCTCGGACGACCAAAACATTGCTGTTCTGGCCAACAAAGGTTCTTTGGCACGTGATATTCTGGCCAAGTACCAGCTTGCATATGAAAACTTACCAATGTGGTTGCAACAAGGTGTTGTAACTTGGAACAAGGGTAACGTTGAACTGGAAAACGGTTCAAAGATTGTGGCAGCTTCTACATCAAGCTCTGCTATCCGAGGTGGTGCATTTAACATCGTATTCTTGGACGAATTTGCGTTCGTTCCAAACAACATTGCAAACGAATTCTTTAACTCTGTTTACCCTGTAATCTCATCTGGTAAGACCACCAAGATTATCATTGTGTCTACACCAAACGGTATGAATCTATTCTACAAGTTGTGGATGGATGCAATGAACAAACGAAACGGCTACAAGATGTTCGAGATTCACTGGTCAATGGTACCAGGCCGTGACGAAAAGTGGAAAGAAGAAACTATTAAGAACACATCCGAAGAACAGTTCCGTCAGGAATTTGAATGTGAATTCTTGGGTTCTACCAACACCTTGATTTCTGGTTCCAAACTGGCACAGATGGTGTATGTCGATCCGATTGTCAAGCATGAATTGCTGGACATTTATGACCTACCAGTCAAAGCTGATGCTGATGAGACTAAACTGGATCACATTTATGCTATTACAGTTGACCCATCCGAAGGTAGGAACATGGACGCATCCTCGTTCTCGGTGTTTGACATATCGGCAACACCATATAAACAGGTTGCCAAGTACAATTCTTCAGCCATTTCACCTATATTATTCCCAACAGTCATCTACAACACAGCCAAACTGTACAATGATGCCTATGTATTGGTAGAAATTAACAACACACCACAGATTGCAGATACCTTACACCAAGATTTAGAGTATGAAAATGTGGTCAAGATTGAAACAGGTAACAAAAAAGCACAAGCTATGGGTACAGGCTTTGGCCGTGGTATCCAGCTTGGTCTTAAAATGTCCACACAAGTCAAGAGAATTGGTTGTTCCAACCTTAAGACCTTGATTGAAAGCAATAAATTAATTATCAACGATTTTGATACCATCTCCCAGCTTACAACATTTGTGCAACAACACAATACGTTCAAGGCGGAAGAAGGTGCCAATGACGATATTGTGATGACTTTGGTCATGTTCGCATGGATGACAACGAACCAATACTTCAAGGAAATTGTCAACCACGATTTAAGAAAACAAATGCAACTAGAAATGTTAAACCAGTCAGACGAGGAAGTGCCATCCTTTGGTATCTTTGATGACGGTAAAGACAACAATTACATTGTGGAAGGTGGAGATGTTTGGTTAACCAGAGAAGAAGATGTGAAAACACATGGTTTCTTTATGGGCTGAAAAACATCATTTCATAAATACACCATAGGTTATTGCTGCCAAAAAAATAACATTATAACAAGGAGATAAAAATGGCATTTCAGATTTCTCCAGGCGTAAACGTATCAGAGGTTGACCTAACTACGGTCGTTCCTGCGGTATCTACTACAGCCGGTGGCTATGCTGGACGATTCCAATGGGGTCCAGCAGGCAAAAGAATACTCATTACAAACGAAACTGGTCTAGTAAGCACATTCGGTGAGCCTGACGGTAACACAGCAACTTCATTCTTTTCTGCGGCTAACTTCTTAGCTTACGGAAACAATCTACAAGTTGTTCGTGCAGCCAACACAGGATCATTTAACGCTGTATCTGGTGGATCAGCAGTCCAAATTGCAAACGAAGATGTGTATGATATTTCTTATACAACAGATTCTTCAACTGTACCATTCATTGCTCGTTACGCAGGCGCTCTTGGCAACTCATTAAAAGTTTCCATCAACACAGCTAACACATCATTGAATACATCTGCATCATTCGCAAACTGGCAATACAAATCTAGCTTCACTGCCGCACCAAGCACAAGCGCCTACGTATCTTCTTCTGGTGGTGCAAATGACCAGATTCATATCGTTGTTGTTGACGAAGATGGTTTGTTCAGCAATGGTCAAAAAGGTACCGTTCTTGAAGTATTCCCATTCTTGTCTAAGGCTTCTGATGCAGTTAATGATGATGGTTCTTCAGCATACTACAGAACAGTTATTCGTAACCAATCACGTTACATATACGCTTTAGGTCCAGTTGACTATTCAAATACATCTGCTACCTGGGGTACAACTGCCTCTGGAACAGATTTCCAAGGTATTTCTGTGGGCGCTACAGCATCACTTTCTGGTGGTCTGTCAAAAGCAGTACAAGATTCAGACGTTTCTTCTGCATGGGATGTTCTAGCAAACCCAGACGTTGTTGACGTTTCTCTATTGGTTTCTGGTGACGCTTCTACCACAATCCAACAAAAGGTTATCGACACCGCTGTTGCTCGTAAAGATTGTGTGGCATTTGTTTCTCCACCA